TGTAAGGCTAGACCTGCGGTGCCCTGTGCTGACCTGCTGCCCGTTTGAAAGGGTCCGCCTGCGTTCACCACTCCGGCTACCGTATTACGTCATCATGAGTGTGCAATTCGTCACTCCCACAGGCCGGACCCGCTACTTCCGCAAAACCAACATGCCAAGCGCTAGTGCACGCTCAAGAGCACTGGTTGCTCAACGGCAAAAAGAAGCACGACAGCGAGCATTCGTTCGCTCCATCGCCGTACCCATTCGATCAGGAGGTTTCTTCGGAGCAGGGATGCGCACCGAACTCAACGCTAAAGACACCGATATCGACAACATCCAAGCAAACCAGACAGGAAGCGTCACCATGCTCAACGGAATCGCCCCAGGAACCGGCATCTCACAGCGAATCGGACGCAAAATCGTCATCCGCAGCGTCTACATCAGAGGACACAGCCGCACCGGAGTAGCACAGACCGTCCCACAACTAGCACGAATGATTCTCGTCTGGGACAAACAACCGAACAGCGTCCTCGCCACCGCAGACCAAATCCTCACAACCATCAACGCACGCTCCCAACTCAACCTCGACAATCGCGACCGTTTCTCAATCCTAGCAGATTGGCAACGAACAATCGCCGACACCGACGGAGGAACACAAGGATTTCCCATCAAGCTCTACAAGAAATGCAACCTCGTGACCGTCTACGATGGAGACGACGCACTCATCGATTCCATCTCCTCCGGTGCACTACTCCTGGTACTCGTCGGAGATCAACCCACCGGAACTAACACAAACCCCGTCTTCTACCTCACCGTGCGCGTGCGCTATAACCCACTGTAAGGTTTTATTCTTTGAACGAATACTCCAAGAATGAAAAAACCCTTTCCACCTGCACACGAGCCACAAGCGGCTTAAGATTGTCCTCCGTACAGTTGTTGTAGCACCCGTAGGGATCCCAGTTGCTACAAACCACCATAGGAAGATTCTTCCTCTTCTCGTAAGGAGGAGCAGAGCGCCGAGGCACCTGAAACACACTGCCATCCAGCCACTCGTTCAAAAGCTGAACAGGGAGCTGCCCCTTGAACTCGTCCAAAACAAGCAGATCATAAGCGTCATCGTCGTACCGATCGAACCACTTGTCAAACTTAGGCATCCAGTAAATCCTGAAGTACTTCTCCAAAGACCTCATCAACGTCGACTTGCCCAGATTCGGATCCGAGCATATCCAGAGTTGCTGCTGCTTGAACTCGCGAGGACTCGTCAAGTTCTCGTTCAACCACTTCTCGATCAAGGGATGGGAAGGTAGCGAGATCCCAGGAAAAGGTGGCTTCTTCGTCTCCTGCGTCCCACGCCGGCGCTTCATATCCTGGTACAGGATATACTCTTCCAACTTGCGCTTGTTGTGGAGCACGAAGCCAGGGTCCAGCGCATCGATCTCGTCCAGCGAAGAGCCCTCCTGCAGGCGTCGGGCGATAATGGCGCCTGAGGTCGACTTCTTCTCCTCGCCCAAGCGGACGTACTCTTCGGGATCCACGCCGAAAGAAACGACGTCTCCGTCCTTGCAGACGTACTTTACCCACTCCAGCAACTTCCTTGCGGACTGGTAGTTGCCATGCTTGCCCGCCAGAAGATCCAGGGCGTTCGCCGACTTGAAATTCTGCGCCTTCTTGAGGCACACCGCCATATGCAAATGGCTCCCAGGCCCCAGCGGAGAGGCCTTGTCGTCCGAGTGCTTCTCGCAGCTCACGATCGCCCATTGCAAATTGCCGCCGAAGAACGACCGAACATTCTCCAACGCCTTCTCCTTGGTAGTCTCGCACTGAGGGTACGTCAACGCCAAGTTCTTCGCATGTAGCTGATACTTCTTGGGTTCCGAAGACATCTTCTGAGGCAGACATAAACAGCAGGGTAGGGTAGGTAGGGTAGGGCTGACCGGGTAATATTAACCGGTCAGCCTGAAGCCCCCTTTTATGCTGGAAAGCAACCCCCCCTATCCCCCCAAAAAGGAAATAGCTAACCCTAAAGGCAAAAAAAAGAAAAAACATAACCCTAGGGGGGGTCAAAAAGGGAAGCCCGGTTACTATTGGTCCACGTGTCATTTCTGGGAACTGTATCCTAAAAACCCAAAACCCGACTGCTGCCCGTTATCCTGAAAGCTGTAAGGCTAGACCTGCGGTGCCCTGTGCTGACCTGCTGCCCGTTTGAAAGGGTCCGCCTGCGTTCACCACTCCGGCTACCGTATTACGTCATCATGAGTGTGCAATTCGTCACTCCCACA